CAATACAGACAATAATTGCATAGATTTTCCCGAATCATAACTTTCATCGGCCGCTAAGTTTTCTAAAACACCTGCTAAAAATTTAACTGTTGTTGCTATACCGCCAGATGATAACTGAATATCACCACCATACTTCAATGAACATTTTAATTGTTTTCTTGACGTAGTTATTAACAAGTCAGTTTTTGGTTCAACTCCACCACCCGATGTTTTTTCAACATCAGTTATTGTGCCAAAACTTTTTTCAATAAAACCAATAGCATTTAGTGAATTTTTTTGCACATCTTTAGGAGAAAGATCATAATTAGTTTTGGCGGTTTTTGCAACAGCATCATTCGCAAATTTCTTTGGATTAACTTTAGCAATTAGATGATATATACACCACTCAAAGGCAAGACCTTTATTCATATTATTCTCCGTCTTTTAATTATTATACACTAAAAACTATTGTCACACCTACCTTCTACTTTAATTTGAAGTTTTATAACATCACCACAGGATGTGGCACACCTACCATACCAGTATATATGTTGCTAAACTGAGATACTTTAACGTTTACGCCCTATTGTGTACTTACTTTGTAGGTCCCAGTCAGCTTTTTCCTTAAATGCAAGTACTTTGATCTGATTAAGCGGCGCTTTAGCTTCAATCATATCTTTATTTGCAATTTTAAATAGATTCCACTCTTCTAGTAAAATAGCTATAGAGTTTCGTCTTTGTCTATCCTCTTCTGAAAAGCTGGAAGGTTTACCATCAAGTGCAAATAACTCTTTGAAGTGTACTAGATAATATCTTCCTTGTTTATGAAGAATATGGCACGATTGATATAGAATCTTATCTTTCTTTGAAGCAACTCCTATACGTGTAAGAGTCTCTTTAATCTTTAAAAAGTCATCGTCATCCGCTATAGTAATCTCTAATAAAGTCTTTAAAATATCCATAATATTGCCTCACAATAAATCCTCTCCTATTTATTTTTTTGTAATCTTTACGTTATTATTACTATCTGGGTATATATAATGTTCGAGGAACTCTGTTTTTTGTTTATCGGTAAGAATATTCCAGAACTGTCGAGTCCTTTGGATATTATAACCAACGACTTTGGAAATATCCTGCATCATTTTTAGTTCTTTCTTGTCATCCTTTGACTTTGATAGCCATGGCTTATATCGCTTTGCTTTAGAAGGAATAGAATAGAACATATAATCATGTTGTAATTTTTTATCTAGAAAATGGAACCTATTCATTGCTTCTGAATGAATGAAGGTATCCATATGAGACGAGAATGATTTGTTCACAATCCATGGTTCATAGTCTCGTGAAGTCTGGTCATCATAGAGGTATTCCTTAGTTTTAGAGATATCAGTGATGAATGTCCAGACGTTAAACTTGGATTTATCCTCTTGTTGCTCTTCACGTGTCTTTATGACTCCAAAGAGTGTTGAGGTCTCACTCATGAAAATTCACACTCCATAGAGACTTCAATAAAGAATGCCATGAGATTGATTTCAGCATCAGCTACAAATGCGGCTTTATATTGATATTCTGCAATCTTGAGAATAAGAACAGGAATAGACCTCTTGGTGAAGAGATCGGTCGCATTATCATAGATAGTACGGAATACGGCTACTGAATCGGTATCAGCGTTTTCATGGATCCATTTACGGATTCCATCCATATTCTTGGTCTTGCAATGACTAATGACTTCTTTTACAGTGACTGATTCAAAGTTGGATAGAATACCAGAATCAATCTTACCAGCAACTGAATAACGCTGTAGTTCATTTAGAACTCGGCGCCAATCCGGAAAGAACTTCTGAATGACTGCCGCAACTGCTTGCTTGTCATACTCTACATTTTCGGTTGCAAGAATAGTCTCGGCACGCTTCATAAATTGTGCAGCAAGTTTTGGCATTTCTTTTTTAGGAATAATAAAGTCTACGATAGGAGCGCGAGAATGAAGCGGCTTAATGATCTTATCCTTGTAATTACAGGTAAGGATAAAACCACAGTTCTTGGAAAATTCTTCCATGAAGTTACGAAGCGCAGGTTGAGTACTGTTAGGATTTAAGTAATCTGCCTCATCAAGAACAGCATATTTACGCCCACCAGAAAGTGACACTGATGAAGCAAAATGTAGAATATCATTACGCAGAGTATCAATATTACCGTTCATCGAACCGTTAATGATAATGTAATCACAACCTAGTTCTTCAAGCATGGCTCGAGCAATAGTGGTCTTACCTACACCGGCACCACCTGCTAGCGTCATATTGGCAATATTACCAGAATCCACAAAGCCTTGGAAAGTCTTTTTTAGATCACAAGGTAGAATAGTGTCAGCTACCTTACGTGGGCGATACTTTTCAACCCACTGGTATTGTTCAAGCATTTACTTTCTCCATAATAAAAAAACCGCATGGATACATTATTACATATCCATGCGGTTGACAATAAATTCAATAATATTAGAAAGTAGAGTTAGATTCTACTGCAATCCAATAAACTACTTCAGTTCCTACAAATTGAGAGATACCCTTAGATGAGATCATAACTTTGTAGTCACCATCCATTATCCTAAGATTTTCTTGACGGAAAATAGCACGGAAGACCTTATCACTTTCACCGATATTAACAGAATAAGTGTCAGTTGATGGGTTCTTCATATCAATAGCTTCTAGTGATACAGTCGTGCCGTCACCAATAATAGCAATTTCAGGAAGACCAAGAACACTTAGAGCCTTGGTAACATTCTGATAATCACGATTAGTTAGGACACATTCTACATCTACTGATGGTAACTTGATTTCTTTTTCAGGTGGGGCCATAAGAATGGAAGGATCAGCATAATGATAAACTACACCACGGTTTCCATCAGAAATGCGAACAGATCTGTCACTAAATGTTAATTCAGGATTCTCAAATAGAGATAAAGTTGAAATAAATCGAGTAAGATTATAGATTGCCACCGTATTCTCAAACTGTTCAGTAACTGTAGTACGAGCCATGATAGTCTTATTTTGAGAGATGGTAGATACCATGTTACCAGGCTTCAGTAGAATAGAAGGATTGATAGCAGAGAAGTTTTTAAGAATGTGTAGAGTACGTGCACTTAGTTTCATAATATAGTTTGTCCTCTTTATTGTATATAATGTATAATATCATAGGTTAAGTAGTGTGTCAACTACTTCTTACCCTTTTTAAGCATTGCTGGATCAGCAGTAGCAGGGGCACCAATAGATGCTAGATCAGCAAGTGATCCACCAAAGATGTATGTACCAACGTGCTGTAGTTTCATCCACGGGCAATACCAAATTTTGCCACCAGCTTGTGCTAGTTTCTGGCAGAACCAATAGTCTTCTGATAGATAACGCTTAGACACTGGATCAATCTCTGCCTGAAAGTATTGCATGATTTCGCGAGAGCCATCAAACTGTTCAGTACGAACGTGGTCTGGTTTATAATGATATTGTGGGTAAACATCTCTAAACTTTTCAAATGCAGATCGTCTAGTCATCATAAAACCAGTACCAACTTCAGATACTTCTACTGGTTCATCAATTCGAATAGTGCCATTACCATTGGCTTTAGGATTAAAAACATAATCACCAACAAATTTGTCTAAAACATTAGCATCTTCATCTGCAATACCTTTGTTAACTGCTAATTTGATCTTTTCCCAAGAGATTGTCTTCTTCGGATATGGACCTGCAAGAACGTCATATTCTGAATCATCAGATTGAAGTGCCATCATTGCAACAACATCACGCGGGTCAAAACCAATATCTGAATCGATGAATAGCATATGGCTGCAATCAGATCGCATAAACTCATCAACACAATAGTTTCGTGCACGAGTGATTAGTGATTCGTTAAATAGAAAGTATGATCTAAGTTCTAAACCATTAGCGGCAAACATAGCGGTTAAGTCGGCTGATGATTTAGCAAAAAGACCTGCACACATTCCACCATACATCGGTACAGCAAGAAAAAGTTTACGCTTCCTTAGTTCAACCATCTCAATCTTAATTTCCATAATCTATTCCTTATAATGATCATTATATAAAGCAAGCATAATATAATGCATTGCTTTCATTAAATCTTTTTTGTTGGAGCTATCTTTTTTTCCATATCGCCAAATATATTTTTCGGCGGTGTCAATGAAAGTGGTTGTAGCGGAACCACGAGCAATCCAAGCATCAAAACATTCTAGTGTTTCAGCTTTATAGTGTTCACTATATGTCTTATCAATATAATCTTTAAAGTCCTTGATAATCATATCCTCACAATATTTATACTGAATCTTATTGGATTCTATAATATCATATGATTTTAAGGTTGATTCTGTGTTATCAATAGAATTAATTGGACTTACAGTAAATGTATATTTTTCATCAGCCATATTAGTGAAAGCTGTGGTACTCATATTAGTCAAAGTTATAGTACTCATAATATATATCTCTTATTGAAAATAGTCAACTATTGTTTTGTAGTTTTGGTTTTTAATTTCAAGCTTTTGAGTATGATTATACTGAAACGTATATGTAGAATTAATAGTGCTTCTATTACCAAGTAAATATTCACGCACTTCTGTCGCCATATCTGCAGCAGTTTGCACTGGTACATTTTGACAAATATGATTATAGTTTTTTCTGATTGGTTCTACAAGCTCAAAATTATCAGGCAAACCCATGATAGTCATAGCTTCTCTATAACTAATATAGCGATCTTCATCGGGATGTGTAAGCATCATAGGATAATGACCAACAAAGGCACCAATATAATCACAGGGAATAACTGTTCCGCGCTTCATAATATTTCCCCCCGATTCTAGTTTTGCTTTTTTATATTCACACTTTTTAGCTTCATTTTCTAAACCATTTTTTCTCATCCATTCAGCTAAACGAATATAATCATGCCCGCTTTTTTCAATATAAGAAAATACATCATTACTACGTGTTTTAAGAGGATCGATTGTTTTACAAAACTCTTTATGAGTTAAACCTGGGTGTACTTCCTCTAAAATATAACGATAATAAGGATCATCTTTACTTGGTGTTTTTTTATTTATAGATTCTCTTTGAGAATTTCCGCGGGCATTTCTAATCGTATCTTCAGTAGTAGAACGAGGTCTATTATAATATTCCATAACAGGTGTTCTATCACCTTTCCAGAAAAAATAGAAAGAACGTTCACGCACTTGAGGAACACCATGAAATAGTGATTTAGTTCTATAAACAGTCATTGAATAACCAGCTTCACGGCCAATATTATATAATTGATTTCTTACTGTGTCACCAATTTTACCTGCGAATGTTGGAGCATTTTCACCATAGAGAACTTCAGGCTTCATTTCATTTAGAACATATTTTGTAGATTCAACCATCCAACGATTATTCTGATTATGATCGCCATAGCCTTGAGAAAGCATTGATAGACCAGCACAAGGGCATACTGTATGAACTACATCTACTTTAGAAGTTGGTGATTCACCTTTATCTAAAACATAATAAGGAACTTCATTATTA